CGGCCGGACCTCTGGCGCGCCATCCTGGCCGAGTACTCGCCGCGTGTCGACGGTGCGCTGGCAATTCAGGCCGTGGCCGACGAGCTGGTGCCTGGTCTGAGCGCTGAGGAGCGCGTGCTGGCCGACATGCTGGTGATGCGACAGTTTCGGCGCAAGCCGGGGCTGGAGGACATTGCTGGCCGGTTCGGCGTCTCCAGGCAAACGGTTGGCCGCCGGGAGAAGTTCTGGCGCGAACAGATCGGCCCACTGCGCCGTGCCGCCATGCAATCCCTTGAGGATCCAATGAGACAGGTGGGCCTGCTCGCGAAATCATCTGAAAATGCCGCTTGAACTTTGGACGCGGTTTCGCCATAATTCGGCAAGCTTGAAATAAGTACGTCAAAAGCCCGCATGTCTTCCGACTGCGGGCTTTTTTGCGTTCATTCGGCGGAAAGAAGACGGCGACGGAAGGGGAGTAGCGAGCTCCCCAACCGACAGCCACCCACGGCGTACACCGTGAGCAACCCGAGGCCGTCCTACCTGTACAGGCGGGGGCAGCGTAACCGGAACTCACGCCAGATGGCAAATCCGATAGTCCCTTGGATCGGTGGCAAGCGCCGCCTAGCCAAATTCATCATTCCCCTTTTCCCTGACCATGCGGCATACGTCGAGCCGTTTTGCGGTGCCGCAGCCCTGTTCTTCCTAAAAGAGCCGGCCAAGATCGAGGTGCTCAACGACATCAACGGCGACATCGTTAATCTCTACCGCGTAGTCCAGCATCACTTCGACGAGTTCGTTCGTCAGTTTCGGTGGGCGTTGACCAGCCGGCAGATCTTTCACTGGCTGCAAGCCACGCCGCAGGTGACGCTTACTGACATCCAGCGCGCTGCGCGTTTCTTCTATCTCCAAAAGCTGGCGTTCGGTTCAAAGGTCGTCGGCCAGACGTTCGGAGTATCAGCTGGCGGCGTGAAGAGGCTCAACGCGCAGCGGATCGAAGAGGACCTGTTTGACGCCCATCTGCGGCTGTCGCGATGCGTCATAGAGCATCAGTCCTGGGAAGCGTGCATAACGAAATACGACCGCGCCGGTACGTTGTTCTATCTCGATCCGCCCTACTGGCAGACCGAAGGCTACGGCGTCGAGTTCGAATTCGAGCAGTACGAGCGGATGGCAGCCATGATGCGACAGTTGAAGGGCGCCGCTGTGATCAGCCTCAACGATCACCCGGACATCCGGCGTGTGTTCGCCGACTTCCGCATCGAGAGCACGACGCTGCGGCACACCGTAGGCGGTGGTGCTGGTGTCGACCGCGGTGAGATTGTGATTTTGAACGGGCCACGCTAGAGTGATATCTCATCCATTTGGAGGAGATGAAAGGTGACCAACTCACCCGAGTATTTTAAGTTCGCCGTGCACATGGACCGCTTGCCGAAGGTGTTCGAAGAGGCGTCGCGGCTGAAGGCTGTTCGAGAAGTGGCCGAGAAAATTCGCGCAGGCTTTGAAACCCACTCTCGGGCACCTGAGTCTGAGCGGGTCCCCGGGGTGATCTATTCCTTCCCGCCCGACACTCTCGACTTCAATATGCAGATTGGTTCAGCACGCCTCATTGCTCGTTTTGTTGCTACTACCGATGCCGAGGATCGTGGCATGGGCCGCCGCAATTATGCGGGCCGGTATGTGTTCGAGCTTCTGCCGATAGATCGACGGGAAACCGTCGGAAAACCAATCTTTGCGGTGTCGTTCGATCATGACAGTGCGATTCGGCCTGGCGATTTTGCCGGTGATGGTTCAGATGACCTGAACATCGAAAATGAGCGGGATCTCATTTGGATGTTCTTCACCTTAACCGAAGCCAATATTTTCGCGAATCTTTACCCCTCGCTCGAACGCTACGCGGAGGAACAGCAATTCCCCTAAAAGCGTTGCAACCGACCGAAGACGTGCACGCCCCGTCCCAGCAATAGCTGCGGCGGGGCTTTTTATTGGACACACCATGCGAACTCCATCGCCTGCACCAATCAAGATCGAGACCGATTTAGTGTACGAGACGGTGCACACAGCCAAGTTGTACGGTCTGGACCTTGAGAACGTGCTGGTGGCAGCTGTCGCGGCACAGTTGGGCTTGGACCTCAGCCAGCCAGGGACAAAGGTCAAATGCTGCTTTGAAGAGGCTTTTGAGACGATTACCGGAACGCATCATGGCGTGACCGTGACAGTTGCAGTGGACCATAGATGTCCAGGCTGACCACCCTTAAGTCACGTGTGCCAACTCAAGCAGGGCGCTTGGCCGTGCAGCAACCCGGATCATGGCGTCCGTCTGGTGCAACAGCGAACGAGCGCGGCTACACCTACAAGTGGCAGAAGGCCAGCAAGGCCTTCCTCGAGGAACATCCATTGTGCCGATACTGCGACCGCGCAGGCTTTGTCACGGCGTCCCAGTTGGTCGACCACATCGTGCCGCACCGAGGTGACCAGTCGTTGTTTTGGAATCGGTCGAACTGGCAGGCGCTCTGCCGCTCTTGCCACAGCGGCGAGAAGCAGCGCGAGGAAGCAGAGGCCCGCTAGGCCGCGTCCGATTTGGGTAACGCCCGATGCACGGGCGACCGTCCGATCGGGCCGCCACGGCACTGCCATCGACCCCCAGCCCTACCCCTGACCCCATCGGTCAAGGGAGGGGGGGGTCGAAACCTTGGGGGCGCCGGATTCCTAGACCACCTGTCCTCTCACGCGCAGAAAATTTTCCCCTTCACAGGATTTGTTAACCGAGGTTGTTAATGGCATTGACCGACTTGAAGCGCCGATTCGTCGCCGCTCTGCAGTCGGGACTCAGCGGCGCGAAAGCCGCTGTTCGTGCGGGTTATAGCGAGAAAGGCGCGGCCCAGGCAGCGTCCCGACTGATGAAGGACCGGGACGTCCAAGCCGCACTTGCACGAGGTGCCGAAGTTAACAAGGCGAAGCAGGAGGCCAAAGCGGCCGGCCGCGAGCTGGACCTGCCAACTTTGGCCGGTTTTTATTCCGACCCGCTGGAATTTTTGCGGGCTGTGGTCAACGACGGGGAACAGGACATGAAGTTGCGCACCGACGCGGCGAAGGCCTGGGCTCCGTATGTGCACCCCCGCAAAGACGCCGCCGGCAAGAAAGCCGCTGCGAACGAGAAGGCGAAGGAAACGGCCGGTACCGGTCGATTCACGCAGTTCGGACCGCCTTCGGCGCCGACTAAGCACTGATGGCCGCCCCCGTTTGGAGTACGGCGTGCCCTGATTGGGAACGCCGCATCGTTGCGCGCAAATCGCTGGTGCCGATGCAGCCGCTGTTCCCGGACTATGCGGCGCACGCGCTCAACGTGTTCGGCAGCCTGCGCATGGTGGATGCGACCGGCAGCCCCTTGATGAAGGACACCGTTCGGCCCTGGGTGACCGACTTCGTCGGGGCGATCTTCGGTGCGTATGACCACGAGTCAGGCCGACGCTTGATCACCGAGTTCTATCTGCTGATCAGCAAGAAGAACGGTAAGTCGACGATCGCGGCCGGCGTGATGCTGACCGCGCTGATACTGAACTGGCGCCCCTCGGGCGAGTTCATCATCCTCGCACCGACCAAGGAAATCGCGGACAACTCGTATCTGCCAATCCGCGACATGATCAATGCGGACGACGAGCTGAAGGAGATGTTCCAAGTCCAGGACCACATCCGCACGGTCACGCACCGGGTGCTGAAAGCGACGCTGAAGGTAGTGGCCGCCGACAGCGAAACGGTGTCCGGCAAGAAGGCGATCGGCGTCTTCATCGACGAGCACTGGCTTTTTGGGAAGAAGGCGACCGCCGCCGCGATGCTGCGCGAGGCTACCGGCGGCCTGGCGTCGCGGCCTGAAGGCTTCATCATCTATGCCACCACCCAGGCCGACGATCCGCCGGCCGGCGTGTTCAAGGACAAGCTGATGTACGCCCGCAAGGTGCGGGACGGCGCAGTGGTGAACCCCCGGTTTCTGCCGGTGCTCTATGAGTATCCCAAGCGGATGCTCGAGCGCAACGAGCATCGCGAGCTTGAGAACGCGTACGTCACAAACCCCAACTGGGGCTTGTCGGTCGATATCCAGTTCATCACCACAACGTACGAGCAGGCGCTGGAAGCCGGCGAGGAAGAGGTCCGCGGCTTCCTGGCAAAACACCTCAACGTCGAGATCGGCTTGGCGCTCCGCTCCGATCGGTGGGCTGGCGCGGACTTCTGGGAACGGCAGGCAACGTGCCCAGGGCTCACGTTGGACCAGCTGATTGAGCGGTGCGAAGTGATCGACATCGGCATCGACGGTGGCGGTCTGGACGACTTGTTGGGGCTGGCCGTTGTCGGCCGCGACGCAGAGACGCGCGAATGGCTGGCTTGGACCAGGGCGTGGGCGCATCCATCGGTGCTGGAACGACGAAAGGCGGAGGCCTCGCGCTTCCGCGACTTCGCCAAGGACGGCGACCTGGTGCTCGTTGAACAGATCGGTGACGACGTCGCTGAGCTGGCGGGCATCGTGGCCTCGGTCTATGGGTCAGGCTTGCTCGACAAGATCGGGATGGACCCGTCAGGCGTGGGCGCAATCCTGGACGCGCTGGTCGAGATGGAGGTGCCCGAGGACCTGGTCGTCGGCATTTCCCAAGGTTGGAAGCTGGGCGGCGCGATCAAGACGGCTGAACGAAAGCTTGCGGAGGGCACGCTCGTGCACGGCGGCCAGGCGCTGCTCACCTGGTGCGTCGGCAACGCCAAGGTCGAGCCCCGTGGCAATGCAATCCTGATCACAAAGCAGGCCAGCGGCTCGGCGAAGATTGACCCGCTGATGGCCCTGTTCGATGCAGTCTCGCTGATGGCGCTCAACCCCGAGGCCCTATCAGCTCCCGGAATTCACTCACTGGACTTGTACTGATGCCTGAAACACTCGAACCCGACCGCGGAAGCCGTGTCCTCGGGGCATGGCTGGCTGGGCGAGAGGGCGGCGTCGAGCGCGCTGGTCTGCTCGCTCTTGACGAAAACGGCAGCGAAAGCGGCATGTCGATGCAGGAGTTCACAAACGTCTTCGGCGCTGCCTACCGCACGTCGTCGGGTGTCAACGTGACCCGCGATACGTCCATGCGGAACTCCTCCGTTTACGCATGCGTCTCGTTGCTGTCTGGCGCGATCGCATCGCTGCCTCTGGGATTTTTCGAGCGTGACGGCAACAACCGCAGCAAAGCAGACCACGAATACTGGTGGCTGTTCAACGAGATGGCCTGCGAAGGTTGGACGGCAGCTTCGGCGTGGGAATACCTGATCAGTAGCAAAATGTTTTACGGCGACGGCTTTGCACAGCTCCTGCGGCCGAGCGTGCGCAGCGCGCGCGTCATTGGCTGGAAACCGCTGCATCCGCTCACGGTGGACCCTTTTCGAGCTGACGACCGTCTGTACTACCGCGTGAACCCCACCGACGGATCACCGGCTTACACGCTCGACAGCGCCGACATGATCCACCTGACAAGCCTGGGATTCGACGGTCTTCGCAGCCCGAGTCCGATCACTTACGCCGCGCGTGAAGCGATCGGTGCAGCGATTGCGGCCCAGGAGTTCAGCGGCCGGTTCTTCACCGGCGGCGCGAACTATGACTATGCGCTAAAGACCACGAACCGACTGTCCGACGGCCAGTTAAAGGACTTGAAGCTGTCTCTGCTTGCCCGGGCACATAACGGAGGCCGCGGTCCGCTGATCTTGTCCGGCGGGCTGGAACCTGCGCAGTTGAGCGTCAACTCGAAAGATGCCGAAATCTTGGCAACTCGCCTGTTCACGGTCGAAGAGATCTGCAGCACGCTCGGCGTCCCGCCGTTCATGATCGGGCGCACCGAGAAGACGACTTCATTCGGCTCCGGCGTTGAGCAGATGAGCATCGGCTTTGTCCGGTACACGCTGCAACGGCATCTGACGCCGCTGGCGCAGGAACTGAACGCGAAGCTCTGGCCGGTCCGCCAGCGCTACTTCGTTGAACACATCACCGCGGCGCTCGAACGCGGCGATCTGAAAAGCCGCTATGAGGCTTACCGGATCGCGCTGGGCCGCGCCGGTGAAATGCCATGGACCGACGCCGACGAAATCCGCCGGCTCGAAAACATGGGCCCGAATCCCACATTGAATCGTAATGGAGGCGCAGATGCGCAACCGCCTGCTCCAGCTGCTGGCTGACAATCGACGGCCTTTCGAGCCGATCCAGAACAAGATCCAGGCCAAGGCCGGCGAAGCGGCAATCTACCTGTACGACCCGATCGTAGGTGACCGACTCACAGCGGAATGGTGGGGCGGGATCTGCCCGCAGGACTTCGTGCCGGCGGTGCGGGCGCTGGAGGCCGACCACATCACGCTGTACACGAACTGCCCAGGCGGCGACGTGTTCGCGGCCGAGGCGATGTGCCAGGCCCTGCGGGAGCACTCCGCAAAGGTGACCATGCAGATCGAGGGGTATGCGGCCAGCGCGGCCACCGCATTGGCTTGTGCCTGCGACGAGGTGGTGGCGACACCCGCATCGAAGTACATGATCCATCAGACCTGGACGTTCGCGCTCGGCAATGCCCGCGAACTGCTGCAGGTCGTGGACCTATTGAACAAGTGCGACGAGACGATGTACGGCGCTTACGAAAAGCGCACCGGGCAAACCCGGGACCAAATCGTCGAGTGGTGCGAGGCCGAGACCTGGTTCACAGCAGAAGAAGCTGTCGCCGCTGGCTTCGTCGACAGCGTGCTGCAGACCGCCTCGGCGCGGGCTTCCGCATCGCCGAAGTGGAATCTTTCGGCATATGCCCGCCCGCCAGAGCCACAGGACGCAGCACCGCCGGCGGCGCCGTCTCAGCCCGATCACACCTTTGCCTCCGCGGACCACCGCGCTCGCCAACAACAGCGCCTGCAAATGCTGGCGCGTCTTGCCTTTCAGTAAGCGCCTCGCGCAACTGAGAACCAGCCGCCCTCGGGCGGTTTTTTTTCGTCCAAACGACCTGCGCGAGCGGTCACTGACAACTGAGGATCCCCATGAGCAAACTCGCCCAACTGCGCGCGCAACGTGACGCCAAGGCCAAGGCAGCCAACGATATCAACGGCAAAACCGCCGCCGACCAGCGCATGCCCGCTGCCGACGCGTCCGCGCTGGACACCATCCTGAACGAGATCGAGGCGATCGACGCCGAGATCGCCCGTGAAAATCGCCGCGCCCAAGTCGCCGGTGACGAGCGTGCCGAGCACGAAGCGGCGCTGAACGCAGCTACCCGGGAAGGCGGCGACGGTCGCAGCGACGAAGCAGCAGCGCTGCGTGCGATGTTGTCCGGCGGTCTGTCGGCGCTGAGCACCGAGCAGCGCAGCGCCATGTATGCCCGCGTCAATCCGGACATTCGGTCGGCGATGTCTACCACCACCGGCTCAGAAGGTGGCTACACCGTCGCAACCGAATTCAGCCGGTCGCTCCTGCAGACGATGCGTGCCGAATTCGCTGTCCGCAGCGTGGCGTCCACCATTCAAACGTCGACCGGCGCTCAGATGCTTTTCCCGACCACCGACGCCACGTCGGAAGAAGGCGAGATCGTCGGCCAGAACGTCACGGTGACCGTCGGCGAAACCGTGTTCGGCCAGGCTGCGATGGACGTCTACAAGTACAGCTCGAAGTCGATCGCGCTGCCTTTCGAGTTGCTGCAAGACTCGATGTTCGATCTGGAGGCGTACATCAAGGTGCTGCTCAATTTGCGCCTTGGCCGCATCCAGAACCGTCATCAGACGACCGGTACCGGGAGCGGCCAGCCGCGCGGCATCGCCACCGCAGCGCCGGTCGGCAAGGTCGGAGCGACGGGGCAGACCTCGACGATCACCTACGACGATCTGGTGGATCTGGAGCACTCGGTCGATCCTTACTACCGCGGCGCGGGCAAGTGGATGTTCCACGACGAAGTTCTGAAGTCGGTCCGCAAGATCAAGGACGAGAACGGTCGCCCGATCTTTATCCCTGGGTACGAGCAGGGCAACCCGGGCGGCGCCCCCGATCGTCTGTTGGGTCGCGCGATGTCGATCAACCAGAACATGCCGACGCCTTCGGCGAATGCCAAGTCGGTGCTGTTCGGCGACTTCAGCAAGTACCTGATCCGCGACGTGATGGACGTGACGTTGTTCCGCATGACTGACAGCGCTTACACGCTCAAGGGCCAGGTGGGCTTCGTTGCCTTCTGCCGCTCTGGCGCCAACATGATCGACGTCGGCGGTGCCGTGAAGGCCTTCGCCAACGCCGCCAGCTAAACCCCAGCGGCAGGCCCGTGTGGGCCTGCCCAACATCCAGGAGAACGACATGCCGAAGAACACTCCCGCGCCTGCAACCACCTCGAGCGGCGCGAAGGTCGCGACCACTGACAAGGTGACCGGCGTGGACACGACCGACACCGAGGCCGTCGCCCTCGCTAATGCCGAGGCCGGTACCACTGGCGATCCGGTTCGCCAGGAGCATGGCATTTCGCCCGCCGCGACCGCCGAGCAGGTGCTTGCAAACGGTGGCGTCGATACCATCGATCACACGCTGTCCAGCGTGACGCGGCCAGACGTGCCGGCCGAGCCGACGCTGACCGATGCTGACCTGAAGGGGAAGAAAGTGGACTGCCGCGTTCTGTCGGCGGTCACCCTCTACGGCGTTCGCTTCGAGCCGAACGACGTCCTCGAAGGCGTGCCCGAGACACTGGCGACGCAGCATAAGGGCTCGCTGGATTCTCACCCTGATGCGGTCGCGTTCGCTCGCGCTGAAGGGTATCCGGTCAAGCAGTTCGCCTGATCATGGCGGCGGCGAGACTGAAGCTGGAGCGGGTGCGGCAGGCCGTCCGTATCGACGAGGGTGAAGTCGACGATTCGATGCTCCACGACTGGATAATCACCGCATATTCTGCGGTGGAAAACCATCTGTTTCGCCGCGTCTATGACTCCGTCGAAGAACTGTTGGTTGATCCGTCGGGGGTTGTGGTCGACGAAGTGATCAATCAAGCCGTTTGCCTGTTGGTCGGTCACTTCAACCGGTACCGCGAGGCCGGCGAGACAGGCGCGGTCACTGAACTGCCGTTCGGCGTCGAATGGTTGCTGCGGCCGTACGTGAACATGGCCGGAGGGGCATGATGGGACTGGCAGCGGGGACGTTGAACCGGCGAGTGCGCGTCGAGACGCCCGGTACGACGAGGAACGCGCTCAACGAGCCGGTCAAGGCCTGGAAGCTACACGCGGCCATGTGGGTCAGCATCAAGACCATGAGCGGCAAGCAGTACGTCACTGCCGATCGTGAGACGAATGAGGCCGCTGTCAGCATTCGCGCCCGGTACCGGACCGATATCACGCCGACGATGCGAATCGTCCTTGGCGCCGTCGACGCCGGTGGCCTGGTCGATTATTCGAAGGCAACCGTTTACGAGATTCTGGCCGTCCTTCCCGACGAGGCTCGGCGCGAGCATGTCGACTTCGCCTGCTCGACTGGAGCGCGGCCGTAATGCTGGACTTCAAACTGGACGGCGACCTGGCCGGGGCCCTGGAACAACTCGATGAGGCGCTGCAGACCCAGGTCGCCCGGGCGGTCGCGCACGCTGGCGCGCTGGTCTATTACGGGGAGGCGCGCACTTTGGCTCCTGTCTACTCGGGCCCGGCGCGCAAGGGCATCCGGCCAGGCCAACTGCGGGACGCAATTTACCGTGCTCATTCACCCGAGCTGTCGACCGACACCTTGCAGATCTACAACATCAGCTGGAACCCGAAGAAGGCCCCGCACGGGCACCTGGTCGAAAACGGCCACTGGCGCGTGAACGTGATCGTGCGCGTGGGGAACCGCATTGCTGCGACGACCGAGCTGTTGGATAAGCCGGTGTGGGTCAAGCCGGTGGCTTTCATCCGCCGGGCCGGCGACGCCGCGCCGCGCGCGTTGGAAGCAATGCAGGCGAGGGCAAAGGAACGTGTGGCAGAAGTGCTCGCCGACCTCGCCAAAGGCGGCCCTATCACTGAGGCAAACGACGAATGACTATCGAGCAGGACATCCTGGCCGCCCTGACCGCCGGCCTGGCCGACGTTGTCGGCGATCGCGTCTTTGTCGATTCGGCGCCGGCAGACACGAAGACACCATACGTCGTTTTCACACAGATCGGAGGCGTGCCGTTTGGCTTCATTGAGTCGAAAGCGCCCGACAAAAAGAACGGCCGATTCCAAGTCAACGCCTGGGCAGACAGCCGCCTCGCAGTGGCGCCGATCGGCC